AAAATTTCTAAATCTGCACCAGATCATGTGGCGCAATTAGTAAAAGAAGGCATTCTTGGAGCTTTTTCTGTTGGTTTCCGAGTCAAGGATGCTGATTATCTAACGGAAACTGACGGATTAAAGATTAAGGATGCTGAGTTGTTTGAAGTATCAGTGGTATCGGTACCTTGCAATCAAGCAGCAACTTTTTCTCTGGCGAAATCATTTGACTCTATAGAAGAGTATAATGAGTTCAAGAAAACTTTCACCAATCGTGTAGATCTAGCCGGTCAGTCTCTGGCTAAGGATGAAAATTCATCGGTAGCTAGTGAAACACCGGACGAAGCGGAAAAATCCGCCGACAAGGAGATGACAATGTCGGAAGTACAAACTCCCGAAGTCGACTTGGAAGCTTTTGCGAAGAAAGTAGCAGAAGAGACTGCTGCTAAGATTGCATTGAAGCAAGCCGAGCAAAAAGCTGCCGAAGAAAAGGCAGTTCAAGAAGCAGAAGAGAAGGCGGCTCAAGAAGCTGCTGAGAAGGCTGCTCAAGAAGAAGAAGTTCAATCAGCTATTCGTGTAGGTGTTGAGTCAGGTGCTGATCGCCTGATGGCAGACATCGAGTCTAAGCTGGCTGAGAAGGACGCAAAGATTGAAGAAGTCGTTGCATCTTTCCAAGCACAACTTCAAGAGAAAAATGAAGAGCTCACCAAAATTCGCGAGTCAAAGCGTGTATTCGCTGATCGTGAAGGTGGCGCTAACATCAAGGGCAACAAAGAGCTTATGTATGCACACCTCCTGGGCGTTATGACTCAGAAGGGCTTTGATACTGACTATGCTAAATCTGTATTTGAGAAAGCTGGTATCGGCTACACAGGCGCTGCAAATGCTCCTGATATTGCTCAAGAGGTTTCTACTCAAATTGAGAAGGAAATCGAGCTTGAGTTGCGTGTTGCAAATCTGTTCCGTGAGATGACTGTAAACGCTAAGTCTACTGTTATTCCTCTGCAGACTGATGTTAACACTGCAACTTGGTCAACTGGCGGCGAAGATGCTAACGCTTCTAAGGCTGCTGGCGGTACTGGTTTGGGCAACCGTGAATCAACTGATGACGTTCAGGGTACTTATAATGCAAAGCAGAAGATCCTGACTGTAGATCGTTTGATTTCTACTACTTACATGGACAACTACATCGACGAGGAAGTCCTTGTAAATCTTATGCCTATGCTGACTCAAGGTATTGCACGTTCACACGCTCGCGCTGTTGATAAGGCAATCCTGAATGGTAATGGTGCAGGTATCACTGGTCTCGACGCTATGGCGATTGCTGGTGGTAACTCAGGTGCTGGTGCTGGTAACAAGTTTGCTGCTGCCGGTTCTGTTGCAACTATTGCTGCGGTTGATCTTGTATCTCTCCGTAAGTCAATGGGTGTATATGGCCTCATGCCACAAGACATTGTTTACATCGTATCACAAGATGCGTATCATGATCTGATTAATGATCCTGAGTTTGACAACGTCTTCGAAGTCGGTTCAGACCGCGCTCTGAAGCTGACTGGTCAAGTTGGTGCAGTTTATGGCTCACCCGTAGTTATCTCTGACAACTTCGTAGCTCCTACGGCTACTACTGTTGCTGGTGAGAACGCCGGTGTTATCGCCGTAAACACTGCTAACTTTATTATGCCACGCCTCCGCGGTGTATCAGTAGAGACTGACTATGAAGTTGCTGCACAGCGACGCCTCATTGTTGGTACTCAACACCTTGGATTTGACGAGTTGTTTGACTCTGTAGCTGGTAAGGCTGCTGCTGTTAAGCTCGACTACGCATAATCTTGAACTGGGGAGGGCAACCTCCCCAAGTTTTTATTAATTGACTTATGGCTAATTTAATAACTCTTACTGAGTATAAAGACATGGAAGGCATACAGAATCCGAAAGATGACTACAATCTTTCGCAGCTTATCACGTCTGTGAGTCAATTAGTAAAAACTTATTGTGGAAACACATTTGTAGATTTTTATTCTACAGATAAAGTTGAGACATTTACCATTGATTGGAACACTCATTTAGTACAACTAACTGAGAGTCCTGTAGTATCGGTAAGTGCCGTAGAAACAAGAGATTCAGTCACCTCTAGTTATCAGGCTGTGACAAGCACAAATTACTATCTGGACGAAAACACAGATACTGTATTCTATGTGACTGGATCTTCTTATAAAAACTGGCCTAAAGGACCAGGTGCTGTAAAAGTTACTTATCGTGCTGGGTACTCAACTCTGCCTAGCGATTTAAAGCTGGCGGTAATTGATTTGATCACTTACTATTACAGAGATGAGTACAAGGAGAGAAAAACTCTTGCAGGTGCAACTTTACAAAATCCCGGAACTAGTAGCCAAGACAGTAGTGTAGCGTTTCCTGACCATATAAAACGCGTACTTGATCTGTATAAAAACTTTTAATGTCTCGCTCTAGGTTAAAAGCTTTTTTACTTGATTTAGAAAAAGACCTATCAAGAAATAGTGATGAATATAGAAGACAAACTGCTGATAGGCGAACAAACCATTTTGTTTTTCTTCCTCGATTGTTTGTAGAAGAAATAAAAAAAGAGTTTGAACATAGAGATATTCTTAATCTTTTTGGAAAAGAAGATGTTCAAAATTATGTAGAAACTGGTGCAGATAATATATTTCAAGCTTGTAGAACACAAGCTCAAAGTTTTAAAAAAACAAGAGATGTTAAGATTATTTCAAATCAACATTTTATTAAAGTAACTCTTTTAGAGACTGCAAATCCTAAAGCAACACCGGATCAAAACCCTAACTTTAATAATTTTGACAAGTTAAAAAAATTATACACATCAGAATTAAATACTTTTGTACTTGGGTTAAATGAGTTTTTAAAAGAGCAATATAACCGAAGATTAAATAAAGCTGTAAAAGACGGATATTTCGATACAGAAAAAAAGCGGTTTATACGAAATGACCGCATGAAAGAAGGCAAAAGAGAAATAACAAAAGGTACAGATCTTGTTGAAGGCGGCCACATGGAGGGCGCTGGAATTTTAGAAAGTAGAGTCAGAGATGCAATTGATACTGCTATAAACCAAAACTATACTTCAAAAGCTAGCCGAGAAGTATTAATGTCTAATCTTGAAGCTTTAGGAATTAATTTAGATCTTATACGAGACGATTCCACAGAAAGTTTTATATTTAGCGCCCAAAGCCTAATGGACAATAGAAACGCTGGCTTTGAGAGCGCAAAGTTGAAAGATGAGCTACTCGCTCAAATTCGCGCAGGAATTAAAAGATTAAATAATAAAAAACCGATTGCTGGTTTAAAAGGCTCCGATACTCCTACTCAGAGATTTGAGAAAAAAGCAACTAAAGCTGTACTAAAGGAGTTTAAAAAGAAAAAAGGGGTGACAACCTCTAAAGAGCCTAAGATAGAAAACTCAACAAGAAAGGCTTCTTCTACGAGCGGCTCTAAGTTAAAAAAGACCTCTACTACGGCGCTAGGAAAAGCAAAAGTACCAAAAACAAAATTTCCTGTAGCGAAAACACAAAAATCTCCTTACTCAATAGCAAGTTACATTGGTATATTTAATCAACAGTTGCCAGGAGTGGTGCAAAAAAATATGATACCTCCTGCTTTACAAAATCAAACAGGAAGATTTGCAAGCAGTGTTCGAGTAACAGATATTATTCAAACTGCAAAAGGATTTCCAAGTATTGGCTACACATATCAAAGAAATCCTTACGAAACATTTGAACAAGGAAATCGTCAAGGCAGTGTAGATCGAGATCCTAGAAAGTTAATTGATAAGTCAATCAGAGAAATAGCCGTTCAGTTTGCTATTGGAAGATTTTATACTAGGAGAGTGTAAGTGTCACAGTCATTTGTTGGACGGCCTCATACAACTCGACGCTCTGCAATAGTAGATGCTTTAGTTAGAGAGCTAAAGAAAATTGACGGAAGCGGAGACTTCCTTACAGATGTATTTAACAATGTTCATCCACGATTAAAATTTTGGGATGAAATTGAAGAGTTTCCTGCACTTCATATTAATGCAGGATCAGAAACACGAGAGTATCAAGGAGCAGGATACAGAGACCGGTACCTAAGTGTAACAATACGTTGCTACGTTCAAGAAGAGGATGCTGTAATAGCATTAGATAAATTAATTGAAGACGTAGAAACGGTTTTAGATGAAAACGGTGCGCTATCTTATACTGATAAACAAGGTCTCGCACAAAAAACTCACGATATTAAAATCGTTAATATAGAAACTGACGAAGGAGTTCTTGAACCGTACGGAGTAGGAGAAATTCTGGTACAGGTTCATTACTAAGAAAATGCTGGCACGAATCAAACGATTCACGACCTAGCCTTTTCAAGATCATAGGAGATATACTATGGCAGCACAGTTGCAATTATCTAGAGATACTGACGTCTATGCCTCGATTCAAGACAGCACGGGCGAAAGGTATTACTGGAAGCTACCTATTTTAGATGGCTTCTCTTTCTCACAATCTACCGCTACTACAGAAGTAGCCGTAAACGAAATGGCGGACGTGAACGGTGTTTCACGTCGTGGCCGTAAAATGTTCACAGACGCTTTTGAACCTGCAGAGTGGAATCTTCAAATGTATGCACGACCACACCGTACTGCAACAGGAGACCATGCACACACTACAGACGAGCTTTTATGGGCGAACTTTGTTAATGCAGGTGCTTATACGCACTCTACACGACAATGGACGAATGCTATCACTAAAACTTCAACTGCTGCAGGAAGTGCTTCAAACTTGACAGTTGACTTTAATGATAGTAATGTTTCAGCTCTTGGTACATTTGATTTGTTCTTTGTGTTAGGAGGTTGTGGAACTCTTCCTCAGAACTACAATGGTGCAGCAGGGCAAGGACAAACCATCTATAAAATAGAAAAAGCTGTGTGCAACTCTGTAACAATGGACTTTGATATTGATGGTATTCTTACTCTTGATTGGTCAGGTCTTGGTTCTTTGATTAAACAAGAAACTTCAATGCCTGCAGCCGTTAGTGGAAACTGGTACGACTACATCATTGATGATGGCGTAGCTCATGGCAATGATAACTTTATCCGTAACCGTCTTTCAACTCTTGAAATCACTACTGCTACGGGCGCGGGGTCTCCTTACTCAGAGACTTCATATGAGCTTACACTAACAGGAGGAAGTATTTCTTTCGAGAATAATCTTACCTACCTTACTCCAGAGGAGTTGTGTGTTGTAAACCAGCCGCTCGGTAATGTTACCGGAACTAGAAACATTTCTGGAAGCTTTACATGCTACCTAAACAGCGGAACTAATGCTACTGCGGGAACAAGTGCAGAGCTATTTGACGACCTAGCGAGAGCAGTTGGTATTGTAAATAACTCGACTGATTTGCTATTTAGTATTGGCGGGAAAGTAGCTGCTCCAAAACTCGAAGTAGATATTCCTACTGCGCACTTAGAGATTCCAACGCACCAGATCGAAGATATTATCGGTCTTGAAGTTAATTTCCATGCGCTTCCTTCAAGCTTGGATCAAACCAACGAAGCAACAGTAAAATACCACAAAGAAGTATAATAAAATATTTCACCACATTGAAACGGGCTACGGCCCGTTTTTTCTATTCACCTTCTAAAAATAATTCTTGACAAAACATCTTGAATGGAGTAATATACCATATTATGAGGAGATAAAAAATGCCGGCCTTTAACTTTCTAAAGAATACCAAATTAGCTTTGGTGTACGGTAATAATATTTACGAGCTTCAGCCCGAAAATGATATATCTTTCTCACAAACTTTTACAGAATCTACAGAATCTGTAAATACAGTACACTCTCCCCAGTACTTTGAACGATCAACGATTGTTAAAGCAAATCCGGCATCTTTTTCATTTACTGTAAATATCATAAAGGAGAGTTCAGCTAGTCAAAGTATAGTATTCGATCGTCTTATTGATTGTAATGCTTTTGACTTGTTTTTTATAAGCGACGAAAGTATTTTTCAGCTGCAAAATGCTGTACTTACAAACGGTGAGTTTGCCATTTCTAAAGCTAGCATACTAAAGCTAAGCGTAGAAGGCGAAGCTGAAAAATTAATTCGATCAGCTACAAACAACACTGATGGAACACCACAAACAAATTTTAATAACTTTGTTAGTGCTCGCTCTGAATCACTTGTATCCAACCCCTCTTCTTTAACGCGTATTATACCGAATATTTCAGTAACATTAGATTCAACTGATATTACTGATTGTGTATTCGGTATTTCGGCTGAGTTGCAAAATGATATTGAGTGGGTTGGCTATGAAACAGTGCAAGGCGGATTAGCTGCTACAGATAATTCGAATGCAATGTACCCCAGCGGTTTTGTCATAAAAGGCAAGATATTCTCTGGAAATATTCGAAAGTATTTAAAGGATGGATCAGAAAGTACTTTTCTAAACTTTGATACTAATACAACACTTAGAATTAAAGCAGGGCAAGAATATTCAGGTACTTTTGCTGGTTTTGATTTTAATATGCCTTCTGTTTCATATACTAACAGGGCAGCTTCAGGACCAGTCTATGCACAAATGTTTGACTGGAGATTAACAGACAATACTACGCTAAGTAGTATTTTACAATACAACACTATTTAAGGAGTGGTTTTAATGGAATTAAAAAAATTAATGGTCGACGTTAAAGAAGTCTGGGTAGATTTTCCTGGGCTTTCTGGCTTTAAGGTCAAGGTTGCAAATCTTTCGCGTAAGGAGCTTACAAATCTTCGAAAGCGCTGCACAGTTCAAAAGTTTGATCGAAAGACACGTCAAGTAATGGAAACATTAGATGAAGATAAGTTTGTCGTAGAGTTTAGCTCTGCAGTTATTAAAGGCTGGGAAGGCTTAACTCTTGAGAATTTGGAAACCCTTATTCTTATTGATACTGAAGGTAAAGATATGAGCCAAGAGCTCCCTTATACCGCTGAAAATGCAGAAGTTCTTGTTTCATCCTCAACTGAATTCGACACATGGCTCAATGAGGTAGTCTTTGATCTCGATAACTTTCGT